TATTGGTTGTGCGCTCTCGGTGATCTTCCGCATCGCGCTTAATTCCTTCAAGAACCTCGTCAACATTCTGCTCGGTAATAATATGGAACCGAGTAGGGTCTTCAGAATCGGGCATAAGGGTGCGACGAACACCGTCGCGGTCCCTTATGACCGTCCTTCGTTCACTCACTGCTCTACGTGCCCTTAACTAGAGATCCAAACTGGGGTCGCCCCAACGGGAGCCGTTGAACTATATGAGGTAACCCAGACTACAGTAGGCCCGACAGGAGGTGTTCCACCATACCCTACAACATGGACCTGAGTAGGGCTAATGGAAGGACCGGCTGGCGGCGCTCCGTACGAAACAACCCGAATCGGAGCCGCTCCGCCACGAGGCGAACCGCCATATCCGGCGATCCAAACCGGAGTAGCAACCATTATTACGCCGTAATGCCGTTGAACAGGATATGAGCGAGACTATTACGCATCTCAACACCCCACTCCACGACGATCATCCGATTTTCCGCATCACCGATACGGGCCATCAGATACTGGCGGAACGCACGAAAGTACGCAACTGCGGCGTAATCGGGGTCGATAAGCAACCCGATGTCCGGCGCAACCCAACGAGACGGGAGAGCTTTGACCCGTCCGAAATCCGTCGCAAAGATGTCGACGGTTGATACAACCTCGGTCTTCCCGACCAAGACTTGAGTGGTGGAACGACCAACGAAGGTCGAGGCGGTTCGCTTCGGCCCAGGCGGCAGAATCCACATTGTCGGCGACGCACCGTTCTGATACGCTTGCTGCATCGCATTGTTTAGCATCGCTTCTGTCAGCTGAACAGGCGCTCCAGGAACAGGGAACGCGTCGGTCGATAATACCGGCAAACCAGTAGTAATCGTTCCCGGCGCAATTCCTGCGGCGGGATTAGAGTTCTTGTCGATTGCTCGAGCCACCCAATGAGAGAATCCCTCCGTAACGCGAGCGACAGGAGTAACTGCATCCGTTCCATCGTTCCTCGGTTGACGCGAACAGAACATGACTTCCATGTCTGACTTGAGGACCTTGGCAGCCATTGCCATCTGGTGGGCCATTTCAGACCCTTTGCCCGCCGCGTCCGACTCCTCCTGAGTTCCCGAAACTGTTGCGTCGCGGTGGGAGATCTGGGTGCAATTGTTGACGCGGACCGTCGGCGTTCCGACCGACGGAGCGAGCTGGAAACCTTCGACATCCGCATTAGTTGCGTTAACCAGTGGCAGATGTTCAGTCTGCCAATCGAAGATTCGGTTTTTAACGTTGCGCCGCCGAACCGCCGACATCGCTGGCGTATCGAACGGGTCGATATTGTAAATAGCGTTCGACAAATCTTCGCGATTCGCCGTCGCCTGATAAGTGGTAAAGGCGTTCGTAACCTTGGCCATGTTGATCCCTCATCGGATTATCTTTTCGAAGACCGAGGCCGCATCGTCAATGCGACCAGTTTTAGCCAATCGGCTCTGGGCTTCGTCGATATTCCGGCGTCCCGCGTTCCCTATTCGGGGTGCGGAACCGGGTGTCAACGCTCTGCCTTTACCGGGGACGACCGCCTTGGGTTTTGCCGCCATCAACCGGTCATATTTGCTCGCCTTACGGAGAACGTTGAGCATTCGCGAATCATAGACAGTCGCGACCTCTTGTTCCGTGAAACCAGCCGACATGGCAGTTCGCCGCATCGAATTGATTTCTTTTCGGAGAGCAGTCTCGTCAGGGATCTTATTGTCCATGACGAACCTAGCGAATTGGTCCTTCGCGTAGGTTTCTGTGTTGCGGGCTACTTCAGCCCGCTTTTCTTGCATCGCCGCCATTCTTGATTGGCGGAGTGCGTTCAACTTCTGACCCACCGCATCATATTGCTTCTTAAGCGAGTGAGCAGACGCGGGGTCTCTTGCGTACTCTTGATCCCAGTTTGGCTCCTGCGGCAAGAGCGTCATAATCTCCTGTTCCAACGCCGCATTCTGATTTATGTAATTGTCACGGGCATTCGCAACTCTCTGCGCTTCGGCCATGACTGTCTGGGAAGCTTCGTTTACCTTATTCATCCGCTGGTGAAACGTCTCCGTGCGGATGTAACCTTCAAGCGCCTGTTTTAGGGTGACCTCCATCGGCCTCCCGTCAACAGTTACCTCATACTTTTGCCCGCTCTCGGCGTCTTCGCCGGATTCCCCATCGGGGTCGCTCCGCTCGTCCTCGGGCGACTCGTCGCCGTCTGGAAGCTCCCCTTGATCTTGTGGCTCGGACTCGTCGTCACTTTGTTCTTGCCGCCGCTCGTCCCCGAAGGACTGGTGTTCGTCGTCGCTTTCGGACCGTACGGGTTTCTGGGTCCTAGGCTTCCGCCCGTCGTCGGACACGGCATTTTCGAACGGGTCGCCATTTGCTCTCGCTTCCTGGCGACGCAAACGAGCATTTTCGCCACCATCTCTGGTGTCGCCAAACTCGTCGCCCTCAGTCTGACGCTCGGAGAACAATGGCTCTGGACGCGAACGGCTTTCTTGGAATCGTCCCGCCGAATCTCGAGGAGGCGGAGGCGTAACCTTTTCGGGACCTCCTACAGCATCCCGGAATGCGTTGGCAGCCTGATCGATACCTTCAGCCACGTTTCATCGCCATTTTATAATCGTTTAGTTCTATGGCAAGCTCGGTAGCAAGCCCTTCCAGTGCGCTTATCCTAGCACACAGGCGGGCACCTGTCAAGTCACCCCCACCGTTATCTAGGAGTTCCTGGAACCAACGTTTCCGCAATTGCAGCACAGCCCATTGAAATGCTTTATCCTCAAGCAAGAATTTCGCGAGGCGGGCACGCTCTTTGATAGCCTCAATATCTGGCTGTTGGTCTTCCATCACTCACCGCCTTGCGGCTTGTTGGCCTCCATCTCGATGCGTTCTCGCTCAACCTGAAGCTTCGCCGCCTCCTGCTGGTTCTGAAGGTTAATCTTCTCAGCCTCCAGCCGAATCTTCTGATTATCGTAATCAGCCTTCTGCTCAAGTTGAGCGCGTTGCAATAGCGAGTTCGATTGAAGTTTATCGGCCTCAATGTTGTGTTGGCCAATCTTGGCCGCAGCGTCCGACTTGACCTTCTCGTATTGCGCTTTGGCGGCAACCGTCATTGGATCGGGTTCCTTCGGAGCCGACTGCATTGCTTGCAGAGTTTGCGGATCGGGGGTCTTGAAGTAACGGGAAACGTTCTTGATATTTAGCAGCGCTAACATATCCGTTACAGTATTCAGCATCTCCGGTATTCCGCATATCGGATTATTTAACCCCATCTGACTAACCAGCATCTGCTGGTCCTGCTTAATCTGCGTGAGTGCCATCATCCGCGTAACATCGGTGCCCTTGCCGAGAGTCGGATTCACTTCGACACCCATCGTCGCATCAAAGGTGCTCGGATCGAATTGCTGATAACTTCCGTTGACTTTGAGAATACGCGGCGGGTTCGGATTCTCGCAAATTTCGTTAAAGAGACCTTGGAAAAGGTCCTTGTAACCAGTCTCCGCGAGAACCCGAGCCACCAGTTCGATGCGTTCCTGAGCGCCGGAGATAATTGCATCGACGCCGATCATGGTCGAAGATTGCAATGCCTTGGGGTCAAGACCCTTTGCCGCATCGGAGAGGCCGGTTCGTCGTTGCAACACTTCGTTGAGCAATTGAATAACCGGGAGAGCCTCTTGACCGACGAATGGAGTCGCTGTGTAAGCGACGGCGGTGTTCGGATCACCCCTCGTACGAATAATAGCCCCTAAATCATCATTCATCGCATCGTCGAGATTCGTCATCAACTCGTTGACGGCCATCTTTGGATTGATGTGCTCCGACAACGAATCAAGAACGCCCCGGAACATATTTGTCTTAATTCGCTGCATATCCAGCGTCAGGTCAGCAATGCTATCGCCGACGATAGTGTGACTAATAGGATCAACACTAAAGCAGGCGAATTTTGCACGGTTGGCGGATTCGTCATTGACGATGGCGTGGTCTTCGCCCATCGTGCAAATATAGCGGAGCTGAGTTGACCCAGTTCCATCTTTATCCACCCAAATGTACCATTCCCCATACATCACCCCATCGCCAATACGGGTCGACATTCCACGACCTTCGTTACGGAGTTGCGCCTCCATCGTAAAGTTATGTATATCTTGGGTCTGAATATAATTGGCGCACATGTCTCTGTCATAGCCCATTGCGACCAATTCATCGATATATACGATACGTTCGTGTCCAATGATGCGGGAGCGAGAGAGACTTCTGGCGTATCGGTCAATTCTCATCTCCTCTGGTGGAACACCAGCTACTTTGATGACCGGCTTCGAGACTTCGTATTCAATAACAACCTCAGGAAAAAGACCAGTCTGTTGATCGACGGGGTGCGCTTGAACGACCCTCGCTCCGGGAGATTCTTGGAGGAGGAGTTGGACCTGCATCTGATTACAGTTGACGAAAGTCTTGTAAGCTGTCTGAACATTGTCATCGGTCCACCACTTCACGAAGCCCGTCTTGACCGTCATCGCGTCTTTGAACGCACCGTAGAGGATTAGGAACCCTGGATTATCCTGCCAGAACGTATAGTTAACATAGTTCGTGGCCTGTTCGGCAATCGCTTCTTCTTGCTGGGTGCGCGGGACGATCGTGATGACATTCTCCGACGCAGCGAATATACGGATCAGGGACGGGAGGATGCTGAGAATAGCGTCCCGAACGTCGGTGGAAACGAACGTCGACTTATTCTGATACTTGTCATTATACTTTCCATCCAGAATGTCAACGAATGTAAGGTTAGGGTCCTGCAAGATCGAGCTTGTCTCTTCGGAGGGCAGGTTCGCGCCTAAGGAGGGTAGCATTCCGTAATAGTACTTCTGCGCCTCGTCGCGATACTTCGCCAGCACCGAATTCTCATAGTCCCGACAGTCACTAATAAGCGACTGAATGAATTGAGCATACGATTCCGGATCTTGCGGATCGTATTGAGTAGCGGTTCCGGAATCCTTGAAGGAATAAAAGAGGCGCTCCATGCCTCCAGAGGCTTGCTGCGTATAAGACATGTTATCCGCCCAAATTCTGCAGCCAAGGCTGAGTTTGCATGTAGGTGTTCAGCTGGTCCGGAGACATAGAAAAATTGCCAGGATAATGCGGAACCATCTTATTGATCCCCGCAGCTGACATTGGTTGACGAGGTCCCATACTCGCAGGAGCAACCCCAGAGGTCTCCCTCGCACCATCAAACGCATTATCGGGCAAGTTCTGGAACAATCCAGCAACATTGAACCCACTCCCACCACCTTGCGGATTCGCAAGCGCCCCGCGAGGCTGTTGTTGCTGCGGGAATTGCCCTTGCTGTCCCCAACCAGCGTTCTGGGGTCCGCCAAAATTTCCGGCGGTATAAATAGGGGCGTTCCGAGGGGATTGTGCCCCTCCGCCGACGTTGTACTGAACCAGCGAATAATTAGGGTTCTGAGGCGTCACCATCGAGCGGTTCACGCCCTGTGGGGCCGGAACACCTGGAGAGGGTGCTCCACCTACGTTCGAAGGGTGAGGACGAGGAGGACCACTCCGAATCCCGCCCATAGGCGCAGGAAGAAGCCGAGGGTCAACATTCTCCGACGGGAACCGCGCATCACTGCCTATTCCGCCGCTGGCCACGGAACCAGGCTGAGGCGCAGTCCAGCCGCCAAGCGGAGCACCAATATCCGTTCCAGTTCGCTGCGGAGCAGGGCCGCCGAATTGAGACATGTCCTGGCCGACACCGGGATAGGCTTGCGCCAGTAACGCATCAAGCCACGGAGGATTACCGTTAGCCATTAGACGATTCCTCTTATTCTGCGCCGGAGAGGGCCTTGATGTCGCGATGATCCGGCATAACCGGCGACCAAGTGGAAACTGGTGGCCAATGTTCGAAAAGCGTCAGCTGGATGAGACGCCCAATCGTGAACGGGGCGTCCGAGACGTGAACGCTTGTAGGCACGTAGCCCAGACATTCCTTTCTTGGTGGTCGATTCGTTGAACCAGGAAAGTCCAAGAATGCCCCG